GAAGAGGAGGATAGAAGAAGGCACAAGATCTTATTGACGGTCTGATGGAAGATGATGATGTTGTTGCTTGGGGAACTGCTACAACTGACCAAAAAAATAGAGCTTTATATTCAGCAACTCAACGGATTGACCGTGAAAGATTTTTAGGTGCAAGGGCAACAGATACACAAGCTTTGCAATGGCCTCGTACAGGAGTAAGAAAGCCTGATACTTATATCAATACTTATGCAACTGGTTTTCCTTTTCGTATAACAACAGATTATTTTACAGATACAGAAATACCAGATCAGATTAAAAAAGCATTAGCTGTTTTATCTGTTTATTTGAATAACAATAAAGACGGTTTAGGACTTAGTGGATTAGAGGATTATCAGAATATTAAAGTTGGATCTTTGGATGCAACTCCTAATAATTATGGTGCTGTTGGTGCTGATCGTGTCCCACCAATGTTTGAAAGATACTTCACAGGTATTAGAATTAGTGGGCCGGGCAACATCGCTGTAAAAAGAAGCTAATGGGAATGACTTATCCTGCTGCAATCATCATCACAGACACAAACGCCCATACTGGGAGGTTTGGAAAAATTACTTGCTTAACAGATTCGACTGTTACGTTGGTTTCTTCAAATGTCACCAAGAATGGTTCTTCAACTGTTTCTGGGATTGATTTAAAAGCAAGCACAGAAATTGAAGGAGTTTTCACCAGCATTACTCAAACAAGTGCAGGATCAGTTATTGCTTATAGGATCTAATGGCTGTAAAACCTAAAGGCTTTAGGAAAGCTGCAAAGAAAGTTCTTAAAGCCGTTGGTGGCGATGTAACAATTCGTAAAGTTACAGGAAGTGCTTATAATACGGCAACTGGAACGATGGGAGAAACAACAGCAGACACAACTGTTAAAGGATTTGTTGAAGGTGTTATTGCAAGACAAGTTGATGATTTAGTAAAAGCAACTGACAAGCGTTTAACAATCGCTGCTTCTGATTTGGATTACACCCCAACAGTTTCAGATCGTGTTGTTATTAGTTCTAAGGTTTATCAAATAATCCGAGTTGAAACAACAGAACAAGGTAATACTGCTATTAGCTATGAACTAATTCTGAGGTTGTAATGGCTGCTAAATGGAAAGGCCCAAAGCCTGAAAAATTTGCATTTGTAATTGAGCAAAGAATGAACGCTTTGCTTAGTCAGGCTGTCTTACATACAGACAGTATGTTGAAACAAGAAAGCCCTGTAGATAAAGGACGGTTTCAAAATAGCTGGCAAATAGGTGAAAACGCTATTGGCAATTTAGGCTTTGTAGGAGAGGAAGGTTTAGGAATTACTGATCCAAAAGGGATGAATTATATTCCGGGCAATGAAAAAATTGGAAATTCTTATACTGTTTATAACTCACTTCCTTATGCAGAAGCATTAGCAACAGGACATAGTAAGCAAGCTGATCCGGGGTGGATTGAACAAATAGCAAAAGATATGCAAGGCTGGATTCAAACCAATGCAAGAAAAATTGGTAGGGAAAGCGTATGAGCAGTACTTTCAACGATGTTAGAGCAGCCATAGAAGGACGTATTGCCACAGAAATGGCATTAAGTCCTGCTTATCCTGTTGCATATCAAAACGCTCCATTTACTCCACCAAATAACACTCCTTGGGTGCAAGTATTTCTTAGATTTGGGTCTAACAATTATGCAACATTACAAGCACCAGCAACAGGAGAATCGTTTAACCGTCAAACAGGCACTTTGGTTATTAATGTATTTAGTCCTGCTGGTGTTGGGGCAGGTGCAAACTTAACGATTGGAGAACGTATAAAAGATAAATTTGACAGAGCTAAATTTAGCAGTATTATTTTTGATCCTTGTTCAGGATTAGCTACAATACAACCAGCAGAGCAAGAAGCGTTTTATCAAACGCAATTCTCAGCTACATTTGACGCATACTTAGATTGATCTAATCCAATGGCTGTTACTGTTTTATCAGGTACGTCTGGAGCCTTGTACTACAAACCTGCTGGTACTACAGGAACCTTCAGCCCCTCTGATGTCACCATAGGTACTGAAACTATGGTTGTTCAAGCTTACTTAAATTTAAAAGTAGGCGACCCAGTTAAATTCCAAGTAGTTGATTCTTCTACAGGTGGATCAGGAACAGGAACTTTACCTGCTGGTTTAACTGCTGGAACAACTTATTACGTTAAGACTTACACAGCAAGTTCTGGAGCAATGACTGTTTCAGCTACCAACGGTGGCTCTGCTGTAAACCTAACTGATGTTGGAACAGCAGCAGCTCCTAATGAATTTGAGGTTTATTACAACGATTATGCTTCAGTTGGTCAAGTTCAATCTTGGTCTTTTGAAGTAACAAGAAGTGAAATTGACGTGACAACAATTGGTCAAACAGTTGGTCAGTACGCACCATTTAAAACTTACATTTCTGGATTTGCTGATGGAAATGGAAGTGCAAGTGTTTACGTTACTGACGAAGATGCTGCTTTATCTAACAGACTTGTAGAAGATGTTTTACAACGTCAGCAAGTAGGAGCAGCGTTTAGGCTTTATCAAGATAAGCAAGCAACAGAAGCATTAAGTAGAAGTATTTCAATGGATGCTGTTTTACTTTCTGCAAGTTTCTCTGTTAATCCAGATGATGCACAAATGGTTGAGGTTGCCTTTAGACCTAACAATGCACCAACTTTCGACTTAAGCACTTCTTCATAAGAGTGTTAAAAGCAATTGGGTCTTTGTTTGTTTATCGAAGTCCCAAACCCGGACAGGGTTTTGCTTCCTTTTTGCGTTATTTACCAAATAGGAAACTAAGACAGTTAGCAGGAACAACAAGTCATTACGACAAGACAAGATTAATTCACATGATCTTGGCAGACAGAAATAGGGGCTAGCCGTATGGCTGGCCTTTATTATTATTGATATAATTCATGCAACTGGATCTTTTTATGTCTGCTAGTCAAAGAAAACTTAGTCCTTTAGATCGTTTAAAAAAGGCTTCTAATTTAACACCTGCTAAAAAGACAGTCAGACTTAGTGATGGTACGGACTTTGAGTTTTGGTGTACTCCTATGACAATGGCAGAAAGGGAGCAAGCACAGAAAGGAGCAAAAGATGACGCTAATCTTTTTGCTGTTCGTTTATTTGTTCGTAAAGCAATGTTTGACGATGGGCGGAGGATGTTTGCTGCTGGTCAAATTGATGAATTAAAGAATGATGTTAGTGCAGAAAACATGGATAAGTTAATGTTAGCAATGTTGCCAGATCAAGAGGAGGCAGACGATCTTGACCCAAAGGAATAAAAGAAGCACTTAAAAAAGATAATTTTTTACAGCTTCAATTAGGCGTAGCAAAAGAATTAGGTTATACGTTGCAGGAATTAAATCAAAAAATCACACAAGAAGAGCTGTTAATTTGGTCTGTTTATTTTGATCTTTTAAACGAAGAACACGAAAACAATATGAGGAGGGCAAAGTACCGCTAATATCTATATATAACAGAGAGCTAGAATGTGACCTCGTTAATTTCAACGGTTGGAATTAAATATGATGATTTTGGAACGCCAGCCAAATTAAAGAAAACGGCTGCTGCGGCACAGAAAACCGAGAAAGCCTTTGACCAACTAGGAGGGAAAGCAGCAGGAGGAGGCAAAAAATTAGGTTTATTTGGCAATGCAGCATTAGGAGTAGGAGCTAAGTCCAAAATTGCTGCGATAGGAGTTAAGACACTTGATCTTGCTATTAAAAGCACAGTTGCACCTTTGCTTGCTTTTACAGCAGGAGTGGCAGGGATAGGCGCAGCGTTTAATACAATGAAAGAAATTGATTTTGCTTCTGCTAAATTCAGGACATTAGGAGGCGATTCAAAAGACTTAGTTAATAGGTTAAAAATATTAAGTATTGAGCTAAATGGATCAGCAAGTGTAGCCGAATTAACTGGGGCTGCTTATGACGTGGCTTCTGCTGGTTTCACCAATGCTAAAGATGCCGCAATGATATTAAAAGCAGCAAGTCTTGGTGCTACTGGTGGTTTTACTGATATAAACACGGCTGGAGGGGCTGCTGTAAAAGTATTAAACGCTTATGGTTTAAGTGCTCAGGACGCATCTGCGTTAATGGATAAGTTTGCTCAAACACAGGCAGACGGCATTATTACTATTGGTCAATACTCAAGCAATATTGGTAAAGTTGCGACAACGGCAGCAGGTTTAGGGATTCGATTAAAAGAAGTTAATGCTGTTCTTGCTCAATCAACAGCAGCAGGTACAAATATAGAAACAGCATTTACTGGTTTAAACTCAGCTCTTGCAAAAATATCTAGTGGACAAGTTGGTAAAAAACTAGGAATTGATTTAAACGAAGCAACTTTAAGAAGTGAAGGTCTTGTTGGAGCACTTCAAAAATTAGAAGGATTTAGTACTGGTCAATTGCAAGATGCTTTTGGAATTGAAGCGTTTAAAGGTATTCAAGTAGCAATACAAGACACAGAAAAATTAAATAAATTAATAGAAAATCAAGAAAAATCACAAGGGGCAGCAGCCAAAGCTGCTTTCATCGCACAAGACACGTTGATGGGTTCTATTCAAAGAATAGGAACTGTTTTTACAAATATTTTTGCTGGTCAATCTGAATTAGTAGAAGTGCTCAAATTTAGTTTTTATGGTGTTTCTGCTGCCGTTGAACTTTTAGCGGGAGGTATTAATTCAATGTTAGCCCCATTCCGACAGCTTTTAGTTTTGTTACAGGGTGTCGGGAATGGAATTAGTGAAGCTTTTGGTGGTGGAAAATTAAAATTAGTGCAAGGATTTTCTAATTTTTGGAACGAAACTCTTGCAGAAATGGAAAGACAAGCACAAGAGACTCTTTTAGAAATAGAACTATTTGGAGAAAATTTTGTAATAGCAATTAGAAAAACAATGAACTCTATTCAAAATATATTTAGAAAAGAAAAAATTGAAGGGCCAGAATTTAAAACTAAAGCGGATTTGCAAGCCGTTAAAGAATTAGAGAAAGCCGAAGTTGCAAGAATAAAAGCAAAAGACGCTGCAACAAAAGATTGGCAACAAACTTTAGAACAAGTTAAGCAAACAATGGCTGATGGAATACATGGAGCCATTATGGGTTTATTAGACGGAACAAAATCTCTTGCTGAGTCATTAGCTGGTGTAGCAAAACAACTCGCAAGTATGTTTTTAAAAAAAGCAATTTATGGAGCTTTTGATCTAAATGCAGAGGGAGGATATAAGCAAGGAGGATTCCAGGCTTTTGCTTCAGGAGGAATGGTTACTAAACCCACAATGGGACTTGTGGGTGAAGCAGGAGAGGATGAATATATAATTCCAGCGTCTAAGATGGCTCAGTCAATGCAACGGTATTCAGCAGGTGCTAGGGGTGAATCTGTTATTCCTGGTACTGGTTCGTCTTATGCAGGTGGAGGTGCAGGAGGTTCTACAACAGTTTCTTACTCTGGGCCTATATTGAACTTCAACTCTGAAGAGTTTGTTCCTAAGTCTGCTGTAGGACAAATCA